CCTCGATACGCTCCCGCCCAGCGAGGCGCCCGAGGTCGAGCAGCGGCCTCAGTACCTCTCAAGCCTCGGGCTCTGGTGCGTCGTCGGCGCGCTAGTTGTGGTATCGGTGATGTTGATCGCGGTCGCGGCCGCTCACTTGGTGTAGCCACATGTCGGATGTTGGCCGACCCACCAAGTTCAAGCCGGAGTTCGTCGAGCAAGCGCAGGCTCTCTGCCGCCTTGGCGCGACTGATGCCCAGCTCGCCAACTTCTTCAATGTCGCGGTGTCGACCATCTCGCTGTGGAAGGTGCAGCGGCAAGATTTTTCGGAAGCCTTAAAGGTGCCGAAAAAAGAGGCAGACGATGCGGTCGAGGCGAGCCTCTACCGGCGCGCTATGGGCTACGAGGCCGACGAGATCGATATCCGCGTTGTGGACGGCCAAGTGGTAAAGACGCCGATCCGCCGCATCTACCCGCCGGACACAACGGCGATGATTTTCTGGCTGAAGAATCGTCGGCCGGCGGACTGGCGCGACATGCAGGCGCGCGAGCACACCGGCCCCAACGGCGGGCCTGTGCAGATCGCGGCCGTGGACCTCAGCACCGCCACGCCGGAGCAGCTGCGGGCGTTGGCGGGGCTAAACATCGGAGATAAGGCGTGAACGACGGGCCGAGGTACTTCATTCCGCCAAGTCTTGCCGGTTGGATGAGCCAGATTCCCGATCGGATCGAGGTCAGCCATGGGCCGTTCCCCGCCAGGCAACGTGGGCCGCTCTTTGTCTCGACCTGGCGCTTCATCGCGCCGGCCTGCCTGGGCGAGTCGTCGCACGCAACCGCGCCGGGCCGGTGGACGCCTCTCGCGCTGGCCGCGCTACTGGTCTGCTACCCGCGGTGAAACTTGAGAGCATCACTGCGGCCCATGTCCAAGCTGCGCGCCAAGAGCTTGCTAGGCGCCACGTGGTGGATTTCGTTCAGCACACGACCCCTCGTTGGTCTCCCGGTAAGATTCACCATGCCATTGGTGGCGCATTCGAGAGGGTGGCGCGTGGCGAGGTGGATCGCCTTATGCTGCTGTGCTGCCCTCAGCATGGCAAGAGCACGATAGCCAGCAAGCGTTTCCCAGCCTACATGCTGGGTCGCAATCCACGACTCGACATCATCAGCGCCTCGGCTACGGCCATGTTGGCCGGCGAATTTGGCGGTGAGGTTCGGGACTGCGTGGCCTCGCCAGAATTCCGCGGTATTTTTGGAGATGTCGCGCTAAAAGCCGACAGCCAAGCCAAGGATAGATGGCGCACCGACAAGGGCGGAGGCTACTACGCGGTCGGCATCGGTGGCGCCCTATTCGGCAGAGGGGCCGGCCTTGGCATCATCGATGATCCATTTGCCACCTGGGAGGATGCACAGAGCGATCTGCAACGCCGTCGCGTGTGGAGCTGGTATCAGGGCACCTTTTACAACCGGATACGGCCCGGTGGCGCTATCGTGATCATCCAGCACCGCATGCATGAGGATGATCTGGTAGGCCGCCTGCTGGCCGAAGAGCGCAACGGCGGGGCCGACAAGTGGACCGTTGTCAACCTGCCCGCCGATCTTGACGACCCACCATGGCCGGAGCGCTATGACAGGGCGGCATTGCAGCGGATCAAGGACAACACAGATCCTAGGCAGTGGTCCGCGCTCTACATGCAGGACCCAACGCCGGAGGATGGCACATTTTTTCGCGCGGAGTGGGTTAAGCATTGGGACTCGCGCTCGCTGCCAGCGCTGCACAAGTACGGCACCAGCGACTATGCGGTGACTGATGATGGAGGCGACTACACGGTGCACCGGGTATGGGGCGTTGCTGCCAACGGTGACGTGTACCGCCTAGATGGCTGGCGTGGGCAGACGACTGCGAATGTGTGGATCGAGAAGAAACTCGACTTGATCAAGCGGCACGAGCCTTTCGCCTGGTTTGGCGAATCTGGCGTGATCCGCAAGGCGATCGAGCCAATGCTTATCCAGCGCATGCGCGAGCGCGACATCTACTGCCGCATGGAGTGGCTGCCGAGCATTAGTGACAAGCCGACCAGGGCACGAGGCTTTCAGGCTCGCATGGCTGCCGGCCGCGTGTACTTCGAGCCCGGCGCGGACTTGGCTGAGCACCTCAAGTTCCCGGCCGGCAGGCACGACGACGACGTAGATTGCAGCGGTTTACTGGGGCGTTGCCTCGATTCGGCCCACCCCGCCGTAGTGCCACCCAAGCCATCCGACCGCCCCGGCTATGATGCCTGGGAGAAGGCTTTCGCCAAAGACGACGAAGACGAGCAGAGCTACAAGACGGTTTGATAGAAGCTATAGCAAATGAAAAGCTATAGGCATACACTATCGGCCCATGGCACTCGGCGCGCTCAACACGCTTGCGCCCTCGGCAGCAGGGATGGCACAACCGCCTTCGCAGCCAGCCGCTTCGGCGGTGGGTGCCGCCACTTACGCCGATCCATCTGACGACATCGACCTCGAAGCCCACCTGCGCATGGTGGTCGGCTACTTCGAAGAGTCAGAAGACATGTCGTTCGACGAGCGGCGCGCCTCTGAGCAGTGCCGCGACTATCACGACGGCAAGCAGTGGACAAGCGCCGAGATGGCCACCCTTGCTCGGCGCGGGCAGGCTCCAACGGTCGACAACCAGATCCAGCGCAAGATACAGAGCCTGTGCGGCCTTGAGCGGCGCACCAGGACCGATCCAAAGGCATTTCCGCGCAACCCGGACGATCAGCAGGACTCTGACGCCGCGACTGATGCGTTGCGGTACGTGGTCGAGAAGGCCAAGTTCAACGCAACACGATCGAAAGTCTACGAAGAGATTCTGGTCGAGGCCACGGGTGGCGCTGAAGTCACGATCGATGAGCAGACGCAGGACCTGAAGATCAAGCGCGTGCCGTGGGATCGCCTGTGGTGGGACAGGCACTCGCGCGAGTTGAACTTCGAGGATGCGGCCTACAAGGGCATCGTCATCTGGATGGATGTGAAGCAGGCCATCGAGAAATGGCCGCACGCCGAGCAGTTCATCCGCGACACGATAACCACGACGAGCCTGTCGAACACGTACGACGACCGGCCCCGCCACACCTGGACCGACAGCCGCCGCAAGCGCGTGCGCATCGTGCAGTGCCACTACTTGTGGCGCGAGGAATGGTGGGTTGCTACCTACGTCAGAGGCGGATTCGTTGAGGAGCCGGCGCTGAGCCCCTACAAGAACGAGGATGGAAGCACGCGGTGCAACCTCATCCTGCGCTCCGGCTTCGTTGACCGCGAGAACAACCGCTTCAGCCACTGCGCCTCGTTGCTCTCTCTACAGGATGAGATCAACAAGCGGCGTAGCAAGGCGCTGCACCTGCTGTCGAGCCGACAGACCTACGGGAACAAGCAGGGCATCTCAGATGTGGCGGCCGCGAAGAAGGAGCTTGCCAAGCCTGACGGCCACGTAGAGATCAACGCAGGCGCAAAGTTCGGGGAAGACTTCGGTGTGCTTCCGACTGGCGACATGGCGCAGGGCCAGTTCCAAATGCTGGAGCAGGCTCAGGCGGCCATGAACGCCACCGGCGCGAACAGCGCGGTGCAGGGAAAGGACGAACGCACGCAGAGCGGCATCGCGCTCAAGACCCGCATCCAGGCCGGCGCCGTTGAGCTAGAGCCGCAGAGTGATGGCCTGCGCGAGTGGACGCAGGAGGTGATGGAGGCCGCGTGGCTGTGCCTGCGCCAGTTCTGGACGGCAGAGAAGTGGGTCCGCGTCACGGACGACGACCGCAACGTCAAGTTCGTCGGCCTCAACAAGCAGATCACGCTCGGCGATCAGCTCAAGCAGCTAGCACAGAGCGATCCACAGGCCGCCCAGCAGTTCGCGCAGGACAACGGGATCACGTCGCCCTTCGACCCGCGCCTGCGCCAGGTCGTGAAGACCGAGAACAAGGTCAGCGGGCTCGATGTCGACATCATCATCGACCAGGGGCCGGACATCGCGTCGCTGCAGTCCGAGCAGTTCGGCGAGTTGGTACAGCTGGCCGGCATGCCATTCATGAACGGCCCGAGCGGTCCCGCCATCAGCCCGATCGTGATCCTGAAAGCATCATCGCTGCGCAACAAGGACGCGTTGATCGAGGAGCAGGAGAAGCACATGCAGGCCGCGCAGCAGTCCGGCCAGCAAGGTCAAGGTGCACAACAGCAGGCCGCCCAGCTCGGCGCGGCCAAGGCTGCAGCCGACATCGAGAAAACGAAGGCTGACGCCATCAAGGCGCAGGCCAGTGCCGCGCTCGATCAGGCCAAGACCCAGCAGATTCAGATCGACAGCCACATCACCGGCGTGGGTGCGATCGAGCAGGCTGCCATGGGCACGCCCCTGTCCGGGCCACCGCCAGTGCCGCCACAACCTCAGCCGCAGGGACCTGACCAAGGATTCCAAGCGCCACAAGGACCGATGCAATGACCCTCGTCCGTCTCCGCGAGCCCTACGGCTCCCTGCCGCGCAATGCGAACGTCGACCTGCCGCAGGCGGCCGCCGATGAGCTGGTGCGGACATTCCGCGCCGACCTCAACACGGCGGCGGGAGCTACCTACGTGCCGCCCGTCGAACCGAAATACAGCGTGCCGGTGTCCCTGCGCAGCGATGCCAGCAATGACACATTGCTGGCCGACCAGCGCGACATCGAGGTCCCCGGTGGTGGCTTGGGTGCGCTCTATCCATCATCGGCTGGAAGCGCCTACATGAAGATGTTGGGCGAGACGCTGGCTCCAATGAGTGTGCTTACCGATGTGGATGCGGATGCATTCTGGGACCAGTTCGGTAGCAAGGCCGTGGACACGGACCCGACGCATCGCATCTGGGGCTCGGCGGCAATCGAACTGCAGAACCACCAGAGCAGCGCGATCATTTCTTATCACCGAGTGTTTCCGGCGCCGCGTGCTCCATTCGGCGTCGCGCCAGTGCTGTCGCTTCCCGTTTACATCCCGGACTACACCAAGGTCAACGGGATCGCGGTCTACCTGTTGATGGACACCATCAGCGGGAGCCAGAAATCATTCACATTTAACTATTCTGTGGGGCCAAACGGCGCTGATCACCTGAAGTACAACGGGCAGCACGTCATCCGCGTAGGCGCCGCAGATTGGGTTGACGACGCAGGACGCGGAGCCAATTGGGCAACGCACAACGTGGTCGGCTGGACGCTCAATTATTTCGGTACCGACCCGGGCCGCATCATCGTCGGAGATTGGCGCGCAAATCAACGCTCGAAGTCGCAGATCATGCTGATTGGCGATGCTGCATACCAAGCCCAATTCGATGTGTTCCGGCCGCTCGCCAATGCGCTCGGCCTGAAGATGAGTTTTGCCGTCACGAGTTCTCTGGTTGGCGTGGATGGCTTCATGTCGCTCGCGCAACTGAAGCAATGCGTCGCCGAAGGACACGGCCTGATGATCCGCCCAAACCGCGCATCAAGCACTGTGACGCAGGATCAGTACATCGGCGATGTACGGGCCGAGCAGTTCTACTTGCAGGCCAACTTCGGTGATGCCGGCGTGGTCGGCTCACGCTTCCTCGTGTACCCGAACGGACAGTACTGGCCGCAGGGCAGCGCGCGCGGGGATTCAACGTTGATTCAGCGTCTGCGGAACGAATGCGGGATCGTGATGGCGCGCACGACCGACACGACCAACTTCTACGGCGGCATCCCTCTTGGCCTTGGTGTCGCGCCTCCAAATCTCATGATCATGCCGATTCTCGGCGGCTACTCGAACCAGACGATCGCGGGTGTGAACGGGCTCATCGATGTTGCCGTCGATCGTGGCGATGCCGTCACGTACTTTGGGCACGGAGTGAATTACAGCGGGACCACTGGCGGCACCGACCTGACGCCTGATTTTCTGCGAGGCGTATTCGAGCACATCGCCGATCTGCAAAGCAAGGGGCTGATTCAGTCGCGAACCGTTTCTGATTTCTACGCGGGCTTATAGAGCCGCAACGCTGCGCGGGCGCTCCCGCCTCTGGCCGCCGCAGTTTCGGGCGTATCGCCGTCGCCGGGTGATTTCGGGCGTGAAGAGGTAGTCGAATGGATCTCGAACAAATCGTGAACGGCGAGCAGTCGCCGAAGGATGTAAAGCAAGGCGAGCAGCAAATCGAGCAATCGGTGCGTGAGCAGCCGGGCGAGGGTGCGCCATCTGCGCCCAGCGATGACCAACGAGCACCAGATGGCTACGTTCCCGTCTCTGCGCTGGAAGCGGAGCGGAAGGGTCGGCAGGACCACAAGGGACGCGCGGATCGCGCCGAGCAGGAGGCCAAGATGCTGCGTGAGCAGCTGGAAGGCATCCAGCGAGGCGGGCCGGCGCAACCGAATGCGCAGCAGCACCAGCCGCAAGTCGATCCGATCTTCAATGAGCGGCTCAACTTCAGCGAAATGATGCTGCGCGATCAGCTGAAGGAAGCAACCGATATCGATCAGACCATCGAGGAATTTCAGGCGATGGCCAAGGCTGACCCCAGCCTAGCCGCCGCCATGATGCAGAGCCGCCACCCGTGGAAGTTCGCCTACGACAAGGTGAAGCAGACGAAGGCGCTCGCCGAGATGGGAAACGATCCGGTAGCGTACCGCGC